GACCTCAGAACACTATCATCCGGAGATAGTGACAAGAACCTCCGGAGCATCTACGGGATAGGACAAAAGGTCGCCAACTGCATCCGGCTGTTTGGGATGCACGAGGTTGACGCTTTTCCGGTGGATACATGGATAAATAAAATCATCAAGCAGCAGTATGGTGGTAAGTTTCCGGTCGAGAAGTATGACGGATATGCCGGAATCATTCAACAGTACATGTTCTATTATGTGACGAGAGGAGGCGGTCTCAATGGTTCAGATTCTTGAGTTGTTTGGAGGAATCGGCTCACCGAGATGTGCATTGAGAAATCTCAACATACCAACCAAAGCAATCGACTATGTGGAAATCAATGAAAAGGCAGTCCGTTCCTACAATTCCATGTTCAGAGATGAACTCGAATACAAGACACAGACAGTCGTTGGATGGAATCTCAAGCCGGACATTCTGATTCATGGTTCGCCTTGCCAAGATATGAGCATCGCCGGACACCAAGGCAAGGCGACAGGCGAGGAGAGAATCAACCGAGGAAAAGGTTCAGACGAGGGCAGCGGAACACGTTCCTCACTTATGTGGGAAACAATACATATCATCGAGAACATGGGAGAATGGCGTCCTAAGTATGTTATATGGGAAAACGTCAAGAATGTGAAATCAAAGTACATGAGACCGAATTTCGACAGGTATATGAGCGAAATGGAACGATTGGGATATTCAAACAATCACGAGACACTGGATGCAAGAGAGTTCGGATTGCCACAGGCAAGGGAGCGAGTGTTCACGGTGTCGGTACTGGATGGAGAACCGTTCCAATTCGATGACCTCATTCGGACACCGATGCAGAACTTGCAGGACTTCCTTGAGAGCGATGTTCCGGATGTCTATGACGTGACACAGCCGTCAGTTCTTGAATGCATCGGAGCAAAAGGTATCAGACGAGCGACAGTCATTCAAGATTATGCATACACCATCACAACACGCCAAGACCGGACGCCTGCACAGGTTATCGACCGAGGCGATGGGCGGTATCGGTATTTGACAGAGCGAGAGTGTTGGAGATTGCAAGGATACACTGACGAGGACTTTGAGAGGGCGAGAGAGGCACAGAAAAGAATCGGAAAATATTACAAGGCATTATATGACCAAGCAGGGAACAGCATCGCCGTTCCGATATTTGAAAGCATGTTCCGAAAAATCATTCTCGGAGAAACAAGGGAGGCGGTTTGATGAAAAACGAGGCATTTTGCAGATGGTATGAAAAACCACTCAGAGATGTCACAGAAGTGCAGCAGGAGCAATGTGAGGAAAACGGACAGCAGTGCGATGGGTGTCCGGACTTAATCTTGAGAGAGAAAAAGGAGGAAAACGAAAATGAGTAAGTTGAACACGGGAGTGTGCAGATTTTGCGGTCAGACAATAGCAATCGAAACCGAGGAGAGTTTGACATCTCCTCAACTCGCAGAGGAGGCAACAATGAGATGCACCTGCGAGCAGGCGGTCGAGTATCAGAAAGAAAAGCAGAGAAAAGAGAAAGCATTGAAAAACGTCTCCGTCCTGTTCGGACAGGATGCAGCACCGGAGAAACGTGTCGGCGAGGAGATTGTGAGCATATTGTCGGCAGCAGTCGAGGAGATATACACCGGAGGACTGGCAAAGGTCACGTTGAACCTCAGAGGGGGGGTCAAGGCATCGGTTTCTCAGAATGCCAAGGGTGAAATCAATGTGGAACGCACCGAAACCAAGAAACAGAAATTGACCGAATAAACAGGAGGAACAGACATGGCAACAGGATATAGTGTGATGGATGCACTGAATAAGAATACAAAAGCAGGCATTGACGAGACGCCGAGAGCAAGATTCAGAACGAGAGATATTTCGATTTTCAAAATGTACCGGAATACAATGAATTTCTATGACCTCAGTGGCATCGAGGAACTGGCAGGAGAAATCCTCATGTATGGATTGAAACAAAACCTCGAACTCGTCTATGAGCCGAATGAGCAGGGCGAATATAAAATCATCGCAGGAGAACGCAGATGGCTCGCTCTCAAGATGCTCGTCGAAAAGGGATACAAAGAGTTTGAGATGGCGACCTGCAAACTGACAACGCCACAGGATTCGGATGAGGAGCAGGTGGAAATCATCATCGCCAACGCATACCGAATCAAGAGCGTCAAGGACTTAATCGAGGAGGAACAGCGTCTCAAGGCATCTCTTGAGCGCATAAAGGCAGCAGGAGGCACAATCAAGGGATACGACCTGCAATCCGGCAGACTGAGAGATGTCATCGCCACGATGCTCAAGACGTCAAAGACCAAGATTGCACAGATGGAGAGCGTCAGCAACAATCTGATTCCGGAGTTCAGAGAGGAACTCACAAAGGAACGTCTCACGTTTTCCGCTGCATACGAACTCAGTGGGATGTCGGCAGAGGAACAGCGTGAGGCACTGGGAAAATACATGGAGACCGGAGAACTCTCATACAAAGAGGTCAAGGGCATGAAAGAGGCAAAGGCAGCAGGCGAGACCACAGCAGAGCAGGAAACACCGCTCTCATATCACGGCGAGGTTATCGGAGAGGCAGAGGAACAGGTGTCAGATTCAGACACCTCCGGAGAAAAGACCGAGACGGCAGCAGGCGACGACTATCAGACACCGCATCCGGAGGGAATCACCTCTCTGTGTTATTCCTGCATTGAATACGAGACATGCAACGTCAAGACCGGAACATGCACCAAGTGCGACCAGTATAAGAACAGAGCCGAGGCAAACAAGACCGCAGAGCAGAAATACAATGAGGAACAGGATGCAATCGACCGTGAGACGAAAAAGAACCTCCGTGAACAGGCAGAGGAGGAGAAGATGAACAACCTCCCGTCAGACACACAGGAGAACGGTCAGAAAGTGCATCACATTAAACTGGGAGCGACATTTTTTGAGGAGGTTGCATCCGGAGAAAAGACATTTGAACTCCGGAAGAATGATAGAGGCTATAAAAAAGGCGACATCCTTGAGATGATGGAGTTCAAGGACGGAAAGAACACAGGACGCACCGTGAGAGTGCTTGTGACATATATCCTTGAGGAGTTTGCAGGTCTTGAGGACGGATATTGCATCATGGCAACATCACTCATGAACGAGAATGGAGAACCATTTGACAGAGCAGACCTCAATCAAATCTGTGCAGATATTAGAGCAAACGGTGACGGGTATGTTGATGGTGGCGAGGAGTATATCATGATTGAAAATGCAGTCGGAATCATTGCAGGGGGGAAAGAAGATTGAAAACAATATATGTGAAAGTGTATTCAGCACAAGAAGCAGAGGGATACGCAAAAAACCTCTACAAAATTTTAAGGGATTACACACCAGTCATTGCAGATTTGTGCTTGAAGAAAGCAGAGGTAAGAACAAAAACCGTGCTTGTGAAATATATTCCAGAGAAAAGAGCAGACGGAATGAGATGCGATATTCCGTGCGGATTTGGAGAATTAGGAAAAATAATGGCAGATATGAAACAGTACAAGGAAATAAATGACGGAAAAGAACTTGTGGATTTCATCATAAAGGAAGAGAGCGGAAAGTGAAAAAGGACAATTTGACAGAGCAGTTCAAGCACGGATTCGCTACACAGTTCACACACGATAACAGTTAAACAGGAGGAAAAGGACAATGAATGATTTGCATAGAGGTGAAATCTATTATATCAGCAGAGGGGGGGGCGTCATACGGTCATGAGCAGCAGGCAGACCGTCCGGCGGTCATCGTCAGCAATGAAAAGAACAATGAAAACAGTGGAGTGGTCGAGGTGGTATATTTGACCACTCAGCCAAAGACAGACCTGCCGACACATACGGTCATCCGGAGCACGGGCAGAGTTTCAACTGTATTATGCGAGCAGATTGTTTCTGTATCCGTGGATAGAATCGCAGGATATATCGGACAGGTATCAGAGCAGGAGCAAAAGAACATCGACATTGCTCTCATGATTTCCTTGCAGTTGGACGGCAACATGAAAATCTCAAAGAAATACAATGAGACAATCAAAGAGCAGCAGGAGGAAATTGACCACCTCAAAACAGAAATTGAGGAAATGGAAAAAGACCGCAAAGAACTGATTGAGCAGGTAAACCAGTACGCAGCAGCCAACGCAGAGAAAAATAAGAAAGTGGAACAAAGTGCATCACAGGAGAGCATGATTCGACTTGAGACCGAACGAGACACATTCAAACAGCTATACGAGAGCCTACTCACCAAAGTGATGGCATCATAGAGAGGAGAATGACGAAATGCGAAAAAAAGAGTTTGCAGACATATTCAAAAAGGCGATTGATGCACATGCCGGATACATCGGTGTGGCTATTCAGACAGAGGGCAGCAGTCAACCGGAAATCATCATCAATCCGGCAGAGAATTTCGAGGAGAAACTGAAATACTATCGTGCAGCCTATGACGAGGACTTGATTCTTGTGGCAGCCAAGGGAAAGAAAGATATTCACATCACAGCGGTGGCAGCAGGCGACACATTCGCAGATATTGAGTTCCTCCTGCTGCAAGACCGTCCGGATTGGAAAAAGGTCATTTCTGAGGCAGTTGACACGGTCGTGAACCGGATGCTCGACAAATATCCGGATGTCGACCAAAAACAGAGAGATTCATGGACTGTCATCCTTGAGGGATTCAAAGAACAGTTTTTCAAGAATAGATACACCATC